CGCAGTTCTGTGAGGATTGCGACGAGCCGATTCCGTTGGCCCGTCAGCAGTCGGTCGCGGGTTGCGAAACCTGCGTCGACTGCCAGGGGTTGCGGGAGCGCCGGAGATGAGCGGGCGCCCAACTCCTACCACAGCTGATTGGGCGCGGCGTTACATTGAAACCTTCAACCTGGCTCTGGTCCCGATCGAGCCAGGTGAGAAGGGGCCGAAGGGTAAAGGTTGGAATCAGCCCGGTCGCTATTTCACTGTCGCCGATGATGCCGAGGCGTTCTGGACGAAGCGCCCGAGTCACAATCTTGGGGTGGTGCTCGGGCCTAGTCGCGTCTGCTCGTTGGACGTTGATGACGTCGAACTGACGCGGCAGGTCATGCAGCAGACGCTGGGGCTCGACGTTGACGCCCTTGCAGACGCATACCCGACCTCCGTGGGTAACCCTGAGCGTTTCCGTGTGATGTTCCGCGTCCCCGAGGGCGTGGAGCTGAGTCGCCACGCCCTGGTTTGGCCCAACAAGAACGACCCCGATGGCACCATCTACAAGGGGCTAATGGCGCAGGTCCAAGCAGCTGTAGACGCGGAAGATGCCGACCGCGAAGCGGCTTTCCGATTGGCTGCTGAGCCCTTCAAGAAAGTGACCGTCTTTGAGCTGCGGGGCGGCCTGGTGCAGGATGTGCTGCCGCCTTCCATCCACCCTGGCACGGGTAAGCCATACACATGGCGCACTGCGCCCGACGCCGGCGGCTTGCCGGAGCTCCCGCCCGAGCTGCTGGCGATCTGGCAGGGCTGGGACGAGTTCAAGCCCAAAGGGGAGGCCGTTTGCCCGTGGAGGCCGAAGCCGGCTATGCCCGCGGCTCGCCCAACGCCAAGGCCCTCACCAGTTGTTGCTCGATCTGGTGACAAGCTCCCCGAGGTCATACCGGAGTTCAACCGCATCCATGACATCGCCACGATGATCGAGGCGCATGGCTACAAGCGCATCGACGGGAAGTGGCTGAGCCCGCACAGCAGCTCTGGCATGCCTGGGGTGACTATCACCGACGGAAAGCTCTTTTCCCATCACACGTCGGACCCGCTGGCGAACGGACACAAGAATGATGCCTTCGACGTGTTCTGCATTCTGATGCATGACGGCGATCAGAGGGCAGCCACCAGAGCGGCAGCGCAGATCCTTGGTCTCGATGCCAAATCGCGCCCGCCGGTACCCCCGCCGCTGGGTGAGCTTCCCCGCTCCCCATCTGTTGCCGAGCAGGCCGACCAAAGCGCTGCGGGCGTTGACACTGACGGATCTGCCCCCGACCCAATCGAGGCCAGCCCGGCCGCCTCCTCGGCCGACGGGGGGGAAGGGGGAAGCGCGCCGGATATTGAAGGCGCGCTGCGGCGGTTCGCGCTGATAGAAGGCACCACGCAAGTATGGGACATGGACAAGGCGAAGCCGATGAAGAAGTCGGCTTTCGAAGCCCTGGTGGGTAAGCCGTTGGCCAAGGTATGGCTGGAGCGGCCCGACAGAAAGCTGATTGCCCCTGAGCAGGCACAGGAGCTCGATGAGGCGCGACGCCTGGCAAGTAAGAAAGGTGGGGCGCTGAAGCTAGATCCCATCGAGCGCTACGTCTACATCGACGGGACCAAGGATGTCTGGGACCGCGAAAAGAAGCGTCGGATCCCAGAGGGCGCCGTGAAGATGGCATTGGGGGATGAGTACAAGTGGTGGCTGATCTGTCGAGAGCGGCGGGTGGTTGACGTCGACCACATCGTGTTCGACCCGACGATGACCAAGGACCCGAACGTCTACATCAATACCTTTGAAGGACTGCCCCTGGAGCCGGTGTGGGATGATGCTGCATGCGAGAATCTACGATGGCTGATTTCGTTCCTTTGCAACCACGACGAGCAGGCGCTGGAATGGCTGGTGAGATGGCTCGCTTACCCGCTCCAGCACATGGGCGCCAAGATGGATACCGCTGTTTTGATGCACTCGATCATGGAAGGGTCGGGCAAGAGTCTGTTGTTCGCCGACGTCTTCGGTCAGCTCTACGGGCAGTATGCCGCGACGGTAGGGCAGACACAGTTGGAAGGCAGCTTTAACGCCTGGCAGAGCCGCAAGCTCTGGGCAGTGTTCGAGGAAGTTGTCAGTAGGGATCAGCGGTACAACCAGGTCGGCAAGATCAAGCACATGATCACTGGCAAGACGGTGCGTATGGAGTCCAAATTCATCAACGGTTGGGAGGAGGCCAACCACATGAACGCGGTCTTCCTGAGCAACGAAATCATGCCTTGGCCGATCAGCGACGCCGACCGACGGATGCTGGTGATGTGGCCCATGGAGACGTTGCCTGTCGCGAGGCAAAAGGCGATCAGCTATGAGTTGGCCAACGGTGGGGTTGCGGCCTTGTACGGTTGGTTGTTGGCTGTCGATTTGAGGGACTTCGACCAGCGCACTCGTCCGCCCGAGACTGAGGCACGGCAACGTTTGGTCGCACTGAGTCGCACAGCTTGGCAGACCTTCCTCGCGTTGTGGCGCACCGGAGAGCTGGGGCGCGGCCTGTGGGGTTGTTGCCTCACCAGCGACGTCTATGCCCTCTTTATCGAGTGGTGCTCGCGCAACAAGGAACACTCCATGAGCCAGACGAAGTTCTCGCTGATGATCAGTGCGACGGTGGAGAAGACACGGGCTATCCCTTGGACGGATGGAAACAACCGGCGTTTCGCGGCGTTCTTCTTCCCGAGTGATGGTGATCCCTCCCTGCCCCCTTCCTTGAAGTCGGCCGAGCTGGGCAAGAACGTCGTCGAATGGCGCGCTCGGGCAAAGCTGGCGGGCTGGAACGTCGATGCTTGGGACCACGTGAAGGGGCTCGCAGCATGAATACGCCGATATATGTGTTGGGTGTGTTGGGCCTGTGTTGCATTGATTTCGGGATGCCAACACAGCGTGAGGCTTTGAACTTGGCGGCGCTGCGGGGTTGTGCAGTGGGTGTGTTGGGTTTGCGTACGCGCGCGCGCAGGCGCGTCATTTATTGGGGAGGTGACAAGGACCAAAGCAGACTCCATACGAGCCCCGAAAAACTCAACAAACCCAACACACTCAACACATCTACTAATAATCCTATGAATTCATTGAGCTTTGAGTGTGTTGGGTCTGTGTTGGGTTGGCAAAATGTGTGTTGGGTGCTGTTTTCGGAGGGATGGCGATGACGATTGACCATGGATTGCGCCTTCAGCTCCTGGTGCGATTGGCGCAGCACCAGATGGATATGGCAGTACTGATCGACCCGGCCGAGCGACTGCGCCTGGTGGGCGAACTGATGCGCCACTGGGGGGAGCAGCGTGGGAAGGTGGGGCTTGAGGCGAGCTTGGGCAGCCAGATGGGCACGATCATGGAATGGAAGGGGGCGGCACCGCGCACAGGATCGTCGGGGGCGCGTATTTTGGTGTCGGGTGCAGGCCTCGACCATTCCGCCGCCGAGGTTGACGCTGCAGTAGCGGAACTGGCGCGGCGTGATGCTCGGGGCGCCACGTTGGCCAAGCTGGCCGAGCTGCGCTACCTCCACGGCGTGACTGTGCGAGAGCAAATGCGCGAAGTAGGGCTTGCCGAAGACGCGGATCGCACCTATCGCAACTGGGTGAAAGCGCTGCACTTGCAGGTGCTGGCCATCCTGGGGGCAAGGGCAGGGCGGGTGCGCTTGCCTACCGTTCGTCGGGTCGCTATGCAACTTGCCTGCAACATGGATGCTACATAGCGCCCACATTGTGGCGTACCGATAATTGCCCCTTTTCGGTTTTTCCGGTGGCATGTAAAAAGGCGCCACGATATGAAAAGTGCGCTTAGGCGCTTCCCCCACAAGCACTGTGCTGTGCAACCGCTCCGACCTGTCGGTGCATTGAGAACCCTGCCATTTGGCGGGGTTTTCTTTTTTCGGCGCCGTGCTTTGCCAATTGAGGCCTGCATGAACAGTGAGCAACAAGCGTTAGCCGAACTGCCAATCTGGATGGTGATCGTACTGTCCCTGGTCGGCGGTGTGTCGGGAGAAATGTGGCGGGCGGACAAGGCGGGCGCTCGCGGTTGGGGGCTGGTTCGCCGGCTGGCCTTGCGGTCGGGTGCCTGCGTCACCTGCGGGTTGTCGACCAACATGCTGTTGTACGCCAGCGGTATGTCGGTATGGGCATCGGCAGCGATTGGTTGCCTGACCGCGATGGCCGGCGCGGACGTGGCGATCAACCTGTACGAGCGCTGGGCGGCCAAGCGGCTGGGGCTGGCCCAGGTGCAGCCAGCAGGCAGCGAGGCAGGCCAGTGACCCGGCCTGGGGCAGGAGGTGGGGGGCGATTTTCTGGGTCCTCCCCCTGGGCCACCCCCTACACGGGTGCGCAGACTCGCGGTTTCCCTGCAGCTGAGAATCTGGCAGGGATGTCCGTCTTTTCAAGGACTTAGCGATGGGAAGGACAGTCAGCAAGCTTGAACTCAGCGAGATCGTGGGACGAGACGAGCGCACATTGAGCCGGTGGCAGAACGAAGGCATGCCGGTGAATGAGTTCGGCGTGGGGCGTGGCAACGAAAACCAGTACGACACCCAGGCGGTGATCGAATGGCTGATGCGCCAGGCCTCGTTGAACGGCAAGAAGGAGTCCTCACGGGACCGGCTTGACAGGCTGCGCGGCGACCGCGAAGAGATCGCGCTGGCTCGGGAGCTGGGCGAGGTGGTGGTCGAGGCCGAAATGGTCGAGCGCTTCGAGGCGGTGATCACCGCCGCCAAGATCGAGCTGTTGAACACCTTCCCTGATGAGCTGGCGATGACGCTGACCGCCAAGTACGGCGTGCCGGTGGACAACCAGCTGATCCGCGATCCCATCGAATCCATACTGAGGAGGTTGTCCGCGTATGACGAGGACGACGATCTCGCCGGGGATCCTGACGAGCCAGACGACGAGGAGGGCTCTGAAGAAGACGGCGAGTAAGGCGATGCGTCGCGTCTGCCGCAAGTGGGCGCCGCCGCCACGCATGTCCATCATCGAATGGGCTGACCGGTTCCGCTGGCTGGCTCCCGAAGAGTCGGCAGCACCAGGTAAATACCGGTTCGATAAAACGCCGCACCTGATCTGGCCGGGTGGCCCGCTCGAGGCGCTGGACGATCCAAACGTCACCGAAATTGTGGCGCGCAAGTCGGCCCAGGTGGCCTGGACGTCGGGCGTGCTGGGCAACGCCCTGGGCAAGTGGATAGATCTCGATCCGTCACCCATCCTGGTCCTGTTCCCCAAAGCCGAAGCGGCCAAGCAGTACGTCGCCGAGAAGCTCGAGCCGATGATCCAGGCCACCAAGCGCCTGCGTAAAAAGGTCGACCTGCGCAGCCGCAAGCTGCAGCAGCGGCAGGACTTCAAGCGGTTTCCGGGCGGGTTCCTGAAGATGGTCGGCTCCAACAGCCCGGCCAGTGTGAAGTCGACACCGGTGCCACGGGTTGCCATCGAAGAACCCGACGACTGCAACCTGAACCTGCGGGGGCAGGGGGACAGTATCAAGCTCGCCAAGGAACGTCTGAAGACGTTCTTGCGGTCGAAGATCATCATCGGCGGCACGCCCACCATCAAGGGCCTGTCGGCGATCGACGCTGAGCTTGAGCTGTCGGACAAGCGCGTTGGCCTGATCCCCTGCCATGGTTGCGGACAGCTACACACGCCTAGCTTCGAGCATTTGCACTGCGACGAAGACCAGCACTACTTCCACGAGGTGTACGGCAAGCGGCGCCCGGAGACGGCGTACTACGCCTGCCCGCACTGCGGCGAGATCTGGGATGACCACCAGAAGAACGCCAACCTGGGCGACCCTCGCTGCCGCTGGGAGGCGACGGCCGAGTTCCGCGGTATTGCCGGCTACATCATCAACGAGCTGTATGCCACGTTCCCTGGCTCTCGCTTCGAAGTGCTGATGGAGAAGAAGCTGCAGGCCGAGTACGCCCAGCGTCAGGGCAACATCGGACCGATGATCGCCTTCACCAACAGCTCGATGGGCGAAAGCTACGAGTACAAGAGCGACGCGCCCAAGACTGACGAGCTGGAGAAGCGCGCCGAGCCTTACGCAGAACTCACTGCGCCAAAGGGCGTGTTGCTGGTGACGGTCGGTGTTGACGTTCAGGGCGATCGCCTCGCCGTGTTGTTCACGGGCTGGGGGCGGGGAGAGGAGTCCTGGCGGTTGTACTGGGGCGAGCTCCCCGGCAACCCTATCGATCCCCACGACCCGGTGTGGACCGAGCTAGACAAGATGATCGCCACGCCGATCCCGACCGACAGTGGCGCCCAGATCGCCGTGTCGGCGGTGAGCATTGACAGCTCTGACGGCAACACCAGCGACGCGGTGTACACCTACGTTCGGGATCGCCAGCGCTTCAACATCATGGCGATCAAAGGCGCCTCCATCGACAGCCGGGATCGGGAGATCTTCACCAAGCCGGCCCAGTCGGCAGACACCAGCCAGGACAACACCAAGGCCTCGAAGTACGGCCTGCGAGTGTTCATCGTCGGCACCCACAAGGCCAAGACGCTGATCGATGGCCGGATGAAGCTCAAAGGCTCGGGACCAGGGCGCATGCACTGGTACAGCGAGATCCGCTCGGACTACTACGAGCAGGTGACCAACGAGGTCTTGGCCCCGCATCCGCGTAACCCCAGCAAGATGGTGTGGCAGAAGAAAGCCGGCCGACGCAACGAGGCGCTGGACTGCGAGGTGTACGCCTTGCATGCGGCTCGCAGCCTCAAGACGCACCTGATGCGTGATCACGAATGGGACCAGCTGGAGCAGCAGCTGCTGCAGCCCACCCTCTTCACAACTGAACAGGCGGTGGCGCCGGTTCCTCGCCGGGCTGTCACGCGCGGCCGGGGCACGCGGAGCCGCGTCCAATAACCGAGGTCACCATGACTGAAGCACAAAAACGCCTCGACGAGGTCCGGGCGGCGATCTCGCGCGTCCTGAAGAATGGCCAGCGGCTGCGCCGGCAGGATCGTGAGGTCCAGCTGGCCGAACTCAGCAGTCTACGGATGCTGGAAAAGCAGTACGCCGACGAGGTCGCCCGAGAGCAGGCCGCTCTCTTGGGCCGTGGCCGCAACCGCGTTTCGTACGCGGGGATTTGACCATGTGGCCGTTCAGCAAACGGGAGTCGGCTGCCGAGCAACTGATGACCGAAGCTATCCGGGTAGCCAGGGCGTCAGTCGACGGCCAGGAGATCTCGGCCCAAGGCGGTGGCGGCGGGGTCGAAACCCGTTGGCGCGGTGCGTCGCGGGTACTTCGAAGCATGGCCAGCTGGCTGCCTGGTCTCGGCAGCCCCCGGCGCGACTTCAATCAGAGCGAGCGCCGCACGCTGGTAGCGCGTTCCCGCGATGCCATGCGCAACCACCTGGTGGCCCGCGCGGCGATCACGCGGCTGCGTACCAACGTGGTGGGAACGGGGCTGGTCTGCCGGGCGCAGGTTGATCATGAGGCGCTGGGCATCACCGAAGAAGAAGCCGAGCAGCTCAATGGCCAGCTGGATCGGTTGTGGTCCTTGTATGCCGATGACCCGCGTGAGTGCGACGCAGAAGCGACGCTCAACCACTATCAGCTCCAGGCCCTGGTGTTGGTGTCGTCGATGGTGGCGGGTGATGTGTTCGTCGCTAGCCCCGACCAGGAGCGGCCTGGCTGCCTCTTCAGTACGCGGTTGCAGTTGATCGAGTCCGACCGTGTCGGCAACCCCAACAGCGGCCTAGACCGGGTTGACCTGGTAGAGGGCGTCGAGTTCGACGGCCTGGGTGCGCCGGTGGCTTACCACGTGTGCACCGGCTACCCCGGCGAGCACCTGCAGGGCAAGACGCTGCAGTGGGAGCGGTTGCCGGTGTTCGGCGCCGAGACCGGGCGGCGCCGTGTGCTGCATGTCATGGCCGACAAAGAGCGGCCCGGACAGAAGCGCGGGGCACCGTACCTGTCTCCGGTGCTGGAGCCGCTGCAGAAGCTGGAGCGCTACAGCAGCGCCGAGCTGATGGCGGCGGTGATCTCGGCGATGTTCACCGTCTTCATCAAGAAGAGCGATGGCTTCAACCCCGGCAACCTGCCGATGTCGGCACTCAGCGAAGAGAAGCCCGGCGGCGATGACACCTCTGACGGTGTGCTCGCGCTGGGCGAGGGGGCCATTGTCGACCTCGGTGTGGGTGAAGAGCCGATGGTGGCCAACCCCGGCCGGCCCAACGCTCAGTTCGACCCGTTCTTCACCGCGGTGGTGAAGGAGATCGGTGCCGCGCTGGAGCTGCCGCTGGAGGAGCTGCTGTTGCACTACAGCAGCAGCTACAGCGCCGCCCGCGCCGCCATGCTCCAGGCCTGGCGGTTCTACAGCCTGCGCCGCTGGTGGCTGGCCTGTGACTTCTGCCAGCCAAGCCGCGAGCTGATTATCGATGAAGCCGTGGCCAGGGGGCTGATCGACCTGCCCGGGTACAGAGAGCCGGCCAAGCGCAAGGCGTATTGCCAAGCGCTCTGGATTGGTCCGGCGCGCGGCGCGATCGACGAGCTGAAGGAAGCCAACGCCGCCGGCAAGCGCATCGAGATCGGCGTCAGCAACGAGACGCTGGAGACGGCGGCCATGACCGGCGAGCCCTGGCAGCAGGTGATCCGGCAGCGAACCCGCGAAGTCGCCTACCGGCGGCAGCACAACATGCAGGCCTTGCCCAAGGGTGGCCTTGAAAACCCGCCAGATCCCGAACCCAAAGAGGACTAGAAATGCCTCGAGCACTTGAGCTGGCTGCCTCGCAGCCTTGGCTGATGATGCCCGACGCCTTGGACAACCTGCTGACCATCTCCGACCGCATGGGCGATCCGGTGGCGCTGGCGACCAAGCGCGGCGAGCGGCTGGAAGAGACCCGGCGCGTCACCATGCGCGGCAACGTGGCAGTGGTGCCGGTCACCGGGCCGATCTTCCGCTACGCCAACCTGTTCACCGAGATCAGCGGAGCCACCAGCACCCAGGTCCTGGCCACCGACATTCAACGTGCCCTGGACGACCCCAAGGTCAAGTCCATCGTGCTGAACATCGACAGCCCCGGTGGCGTCGCCTCGGGCATCAACGAGCTGGCCGAGATGATCTACGCGGGCCGTGGCCGCAAGCGCATCGTGGCGTACATCGGTGGGATGGGCGCGAGCGCGGCTTACTGGATCGCCTCGGCGGCGGGCGAGATCGTCATTGATGAGGCCAGCCTGGCCGGCAGCATTGGCGTTGTCGTCGAGGCTGTGGTCGAGGACGACAAGAAGGCTGGGCGAGCCCGCTATCAGATTGTCAGCCGCAACGCGCCGAACAAGCGCCCCGACCTTGGTACCGAAGAAGGACGCGCCAAGGTGGGCGAGACCATCGACGCAATGGCCGAAGTCTTCGTGAGCAAGGTTGCTCGCAACCTCGGCGTGGCTGCCGAGAAGGTGCCCGAGATGGGCGATCACGGCGGCATCCGCGTCGGTGCGGACGCCGTCAAGCACGGCCTGGCCCACCGCACGGGCTCGCTGGAATCCCTGATCACCGAACTGGCCAAGCCGGCCATCAACTCCCCAAGGATACACACCATGACCACCGTCAAGACCACGGCAGAACTGCGCACCGCGATTGCGGCGGGCACTGACCCCAACACCATCGAGATCGCCCAGGCCGAGCAGGTGGACACCGCGGCGATCCGCACCGAGGCCACCACGGCCGAACGTGACCGCATCAAGGGCATCAATGCGCTGGCGGTGAAAGGCTTCGAGAAGGAGATCGGCGCTGCCATCGACGACGGTAGCTCGGTCGAAGCCACTGCGTTGTCGCTGCTCAAGGCTTCGCAGGATCGCGGTATATCGCTGGCCGGTATCAAGAGCGACGCCCAGGGCGTTACTGGTACCGCCCCGCCAGCCGGCGGCAAGGAGGGCGAGCGCAAGGTCGCCGTCAACGCAATCGTTGCAGGCGCCACGCGCCGCTAATTAGGAGGTTCCAATGCCAAATCCTACCCGCAGTTCCTACCTGCCGAGCCAGCTCTCGGCGGGCGACTTCCCCATCGTGATGGATACGGGCCTGATCGCCGCCGGCCAGAAACTGACCCGTGGCGCGGTGCTGGGTCAGATCACGGCCAGTCATGAGTACGTGCTGTGCAAGTCGGCGACCGAGGACGGCTCGCAGGCGCCCTGCGCGATCCTCGACCAGGACGTCGACACCACCGACGGTGCCAAGAGCGCGCCGATCCGCCTGACCGGCCAGGTGCTGGGCAGCCAACTCACCTTTGGCGAGGGCTTGACCCTGGCCGCCGCGAAGGCCGCCCTGCGTCCTCTGTGCCTCTTCATCCGCTGATCGGAGCAACCATGACTGACATTTTCGACACCCTCACCATGCTGGAAGCCATCGAGCAGATGCCGACGCCGCGGCGCTTCCTGATGGACACCTTCTTCAACGCTGCCAATCCCGAGACCTTCGGCACCGAAGCGGTGACCATCGACATCGTGAAAGGTAAGCGCAAGATGGCGCCGTTCGTTCATCCGACCCTGCCGGGCAGCGTATCGCAGCGCGGCGGCATCAGTTCGTCGACTTACAAGCCACCCTACATCCAGCCAAAGCGCGCAACCCAGGCCGAGTTGATCCTGAAGCGTGGCGCGGGCGAGACCCCGTTCTCCACCCGCACGCCACTTGAGCGAGCGGGCGAGCGGCTCGGCCGGGACCTGGTCGATCTCGACGACGAGATCACCCGGCGGGAAGAGTGGATGTGCGCTCAAGTGCTGACTACTGGCCGTCTGCGCGTTGTCGGCGATGGTGTAGATGACACCATCGACTTCCTCATGGAGGACACTCACAAGGTCTCGCTGGCCACCGGGCGCTGGAACACCGGCGATTCTGACCCGATCGGCAACCTGCGTCAGTGGCGTCGCTTGATTGCCAAGGACTCGGGTCGCTCCGCCAACGTGGCGGTGTTGAGTGCTGAAGCGCAGGACTCCTTCCACAACAACGATTCGGTGCTCAAGCAACTGAACAACCGTCGCGTCGACCTCGGCTTGATCAAGCCAGAGTTGCTGCCGGATGGGGTGACCTACCTGGGCTACCTCAACGATCCGGGCATTGACCTCTACGCCTATGACGAGTGGTACCTGGACGACGAGGACGGCGAGAAGCCTATGGTGCCAGCCGGTGGCTTGATCCTGGGATCTACCGGGACGCGCAACGCGATGCTGTACGCGGCGATTCAGGACATGGAAGCCATCGAGAGTGGCCTGGTCGAGGCGTCTCGCTTCCCCAAAAGCTGGGTTACCCAAGAGCCGAGCCAGCGTTGGCTGAAGGTGCAGGCCGCCCCGTTGGCTGGCCTGCTGGAGCCGAATGCCTTCCTCTTCGCCAAGGTGGTGTGACATGGCCAAGGTCGAGTACGTGGTGGTGGATGGCTGCATTCAGGACGGCGGTAAGGTCGTGAAAGCGGGTGAGGTCTTCGTTCCGTCTTCGGCTGAGATCCGCGAGCTGCTGCTTGAAGGGGGGACCATCGTTGCTCGCGGCAAGCTGGGCACCGGTAGTCGTTCCTCTGGTCGATCGCCTTCGGCGGGGCCGCCCGCTCCGGCCCCTGCTCCAGCACCTGGTCCGAATGCTGGTGGTGGTAACCCAGGAGAGGAGGATGAAGAAGAAGACGAAGAGGAGGAAGACGAAGGCGGGGAGGGCTGATCATGACCTTTCGCGAGGCGATGTCGGACATGGACGAATCCCTGCTCGAGGAACTGGGCGACGAAGTCGAGATCGAGGGCTTCGCTGAGCCGGTGCAAGGGTTCATGTCGGTACCGTGGCAGCAGCCACGGGTCGGCACGATCAACACCGGCTTGCGGCAGCCCGTGTTCTCGGTGCGCGTAGCCCAGGCCAATGGCATCAGGGAGGGTCTGCACCTGGTGTGTGATCTCGCCCCGGCAGATGGTGGTGGACGGTACGTCATTGCCAAGCGCGAGCCGGATGGGAGCGGCTGGATCAATTTTACCCTGCGGGAGGTGAAATGAGCGTTGGTAGCTATTACAAGCAGTCCGGCAGCACCGGCCTGATTACGCTGCAGGCCAACCCCCGGCAGGTCAAGGGCTTCGAGCAGTTCGCCGGGCTGGTGCCCAAGGCGGTCGCTGCAGCGGAGCGCAGAGCCATCAACAAGACCCTGCGCTGGCTGCAGGGTCGCGTTGCCCGCTCGGTGGGCCAGCAGGAGCGCATTGCCATCAAGGCCGTGCGGCAGCGCCTGCGGGCCTACAAGGCCGGTAGCAATGGCCAGGGCAAGCTGTGGTTCGGCCTTAATCCGATCGAGGCCAGCCGAGCGGGGCGGCCACGGCAGACCCGTGCGGGTGTCTCTGTGGCAGGGCGCCGCTATCAAGGCGCGTTCTATCGGCAGGTATACGGCAGCAAGGCCGATATCTGGATCCGCACGGCCAGCAAGCACTTTGATGCGAACGATTACCCCGACAGCGAGGTTTCCAAGGCCGGTGGGGCCAGTTCAGGCTGGATCGCCGAGAACGACAGCCGCTTCCCCCTGGCCAAGGCCAAGATCTCGCTGGAGGACGTCAGGCCTCACTTCGAGTCATGGACGAACAAGGCCCACCAGCGCCTGCTGGTGGTGATGGAGCAGGAGTTGAACTTCGAGATGGTCAAGCTTACACGGAGGGTCGGAAATGGCTGACGATCCAATCCCCCTGGCCAGGGTGTACGCGGCGATGGAAGAAGCCATCACGCAGGCGATACCGGGTCTGCGCTATGTGGGCACGATGCCCGGATTGCTCACCGTCGTTGATGTGCCGGCGGTGGTGATTGAGCTCGCGGGGTTCGACGCTGCAGAGCGTGACCCTGGCACCGGGGAAGTGGCGGTTGAGGCTCGCTTCGAGGCGCGGCCCATTGTTGGCGTCGAGGACGAGGATCACCTGCATGTCGTGGCGTTCATCGCTGCGCAGCTGGCCGTGCTGTTACGGCTGCAGACGTGGGGCATTGAAGTCGAGCCTGCACAGTTCGTCCGGGCGGAGCGGGACTGGAGTCGCCCAGAGTTGGACAGCATGGCGGTCTGGGTTGTCGAGTGGACGCAGATCATCTACCTCGGCGAGGAGGAGTGGCCCTGGCCGAATCAGCCCCCCGGCACGATTGTATGGGGCTTTGTCCCGAACACTGGAGAGGGTAACGAAAGTAGTTATCAACCGCCGGAGGCCATGGAATGAGCTACGCAAGCGCGATGCACGACCGCATGCTGGCCAGTCTGGTGATCCCCTGCCGAGTAGTTGCCGTTGACCTGGCCGCCGCGATGGTGCGCGTATCAGACGGCAGCGGCTGGACCAGTGCCTGGGTCCGCTGGCACAGCCAGGCCGCCGGGAAAGCCCGTCACTGGCGGGCGCCGAGCCTGGACGAGCAGGGCGTACTGATCAGCCCCAGTGGCGAGCCAGCCCAGGGCACGTTCGTACCGGGGCTGTACGGCAACGCCGGCCCGGCGCCGGACAACCGCGACCATGTCGAAGTCTGGCGTTTCGACGACGGTGGCTCCCTGGTCTACGACTGGCAGGCCAACAGCTACACGATCGAGCTGCCCAGCGGCACGGTCACGGCGAAGGTTGGAGCCTCCCAGGCAGTGCTGACGGACGCCGCCATCACGGCCCAGTCCTTGAGCATCACCGCCCAGGCCGACACGATCACGCTGACCGGCGCGGTCACGATCAACGGGGCGCTGATGGTCACCGGTGACATCAACGGCGGTGGCCGGATCATCGACACCGCCGGCAACACGGCAAACCACAAACACTGACCATAGCCCGCCGAGTGCGGGCTTTTTCATGCCTGGAGAAAAACATGGCCAGAACACAGCAAGTGCCTGATGAAGGCGGCGAAGCGGCGCCGGTACCGCGCGGCCCGGTGACTTTCATCGATCAGGAGTACACCCGCCGCAAGTTGATCCTGCCCGACTGGGTGGAGCTTGAGGTGGTGCAGGGCCAGGTCACGATCAACGGCGATGACGCGGTGGGCCTGGCCTACATGCGCAACCGGTCCGACTTCAAGGAAGCCTGATCGTGATCGGCATGGATCGTCGAACGGGCCAGCCAGTCTCCGGCCTGGGGCATCTGCGGCAGTCCATCGAGGACATCCTCACTACCACGGTAGGCAACCGCCGGATGCGCCCTGAGTACGGTTGCCAGTTGCGCCGCTACGTCGACCTGCCGGTGAACGAAGGCTGGAAAAGTGCGGTGCAAGCCGAGGTCGCCCGTGCCCTGGGCCGTTGGGAACCGCGGCTGCAGCTGGAGCGGGTGCGGGTGCTTGCGGTCATCGACGGCAGGATCGACCTGCAACTGACCGGCATGTACCTGGGCGACAGTGCAGTATTGGAGGTGAGTGCATGAGCGTAGTGGATCTGTCGCAGCTCCCGGCGCCGCAGGTGCTGGAGAGCCTCGATTTCGAAGGGGTGTACGAAGAAGAGCTGCAGCGCTTTCGCCAGTACATGGGGGACAAATGGGACGCGCTGCTCGAGAGTGACCCGGTCACCAAGCTCCTCGAGCTGGGCGCCTACCGGCGTATGCAGAACCGGGCGCGGGTTAACGACGCGGCCAAGGCCTTGATGCTGGCCTATGCACGCGGCGCTGACCTTGACCAGCTGGCCGCCAATGTGAACCTGCAACGGCTCGTGGTGCAGGCCGAGGATCTGAATGCGGTACCTCCGGTTGAGCGTGTGCTCGAGGCGGACGATGCGCTGCGTGAGCGCGTGCAGCTGGTCTATGAGGGGCTGACTACTGCCGGCCCGCGTAACAGCTACATCCTGCACGCGCGCAATGCCTCCGGCCGGGTAGCAGACGCGACAGCCGAAAGCCCGGCCCCGGCCGAGGTGGTGGTCACGGTGCTGGATCTGGAGGGCATGGGCGTGCCGCCGCCGGAGTTGCTGGAGACGGTGCGCGCACACTTGAGCGACGACGATGTGCGGCCGGTGGCGGACCGTCTCACTGTCCAGGCGGCCGAGATCCTGCCGTATCGAGTCGAGGCCGTGCTGTACAAGGCTGGTGCGGGGCCGGAGAACGAGGCCATCCTGGCGGCGTGCCGGGCTCGGCTGCAGGCGTGGGTTAACCCCCGGCGCCGCTTGGGCCTTGAGGTTTCGCGGTCGGGGATCGATGCCCAGTTGCACATTGACGGCGTGAGCCGCGTGGAGCTGGTGGGTTGGATGGACATCCGCCCCACGAAGGAACAGGCAGCCTGGTGCGAGGCGATCGACGTGGCATGGGGTGGCTGACATGAAAAGCCTGCTCCCCGTGAACAGCACCCAGCTGGAACGCGCCGTCGAGGTCGCCACGGACGAGCTGACCGACATCCCCTTGCGGACTTTGTACAACCCCGACACCTGTCCGGCGCATCTGTTGTACCAGCTGGCCTGGGCCTGGTCGGTGGACCGTTGGGACGACACCTGGCCGGAGTCGGTCAAGCGGTCAGTGATCCGCTCCGCGTTCTTCGTGCATGCGCACAAGGGCACGATTGGCGCGCTTCGCCGCGTCGTGGAGCCATTCGGCTACCTGATCGAAATCAACGAGTGGTGGGAGCAACTGCCCCCGGCCACGCCGGGCACCTTCGGGTTGAAGATCGGCGTTTCGGATGGGGGCATCGATGAGGAAACCTACCGGGAGCTGGCCGCGCTGCTGGATGACGCTCGTCCTGTAAGCCGACACCTCACCGCCCTCCAGATCAGTCTCGAGAGCAACGGCGCTTTCTACCTGGCCGGGGCACTCAGCGAGGGCGACGTGTTGGACGTTTACCCGCCCGTGCAGTTGGACATTGAGGTCACCGGCGCGATTGGGCGCGGTGGCCGTGAAACCACTATCGACACCCTGGACATTGCACATGGTTGATCAAAATTCCCAGTTCTACGCGATCCTCACGAATGTGGGCGCGGCGAAGCAAGCGAACGCGGACGCCCTGGGCGTGCCGTGGAAAATCATGCAGATGGCGGTCGGCGATGCCAACGGCACCGACCCGACCCCCAACGCGACCCAGACCAGCCTGCTCAATGAGTGGCGCCGGGCGCCGCTGAACCAGTTGAAGGTGGACGACAAGGACCCCGCGATCATCATCGCCGAGCAGGTGATTCCGGCAGACGTTGGCGGCCATTGGATTCGCGAAATCGCCCTGTACGACGCCGACGGCGATATGGTCGCCGTGGCCAACTGCGCGCCGACCTACAAGCCGCTGCTCAGCCAGGGCTCGGGGCGCACCCAGGTGGTGCGCATGAATCTGGTGGTGAGCAGTTCCAGTAATGTACAGCTCAAAGTTGACCCCAGTGTCGTGCTGGCAACCCGTGAGTTTGTGCTGGAGGAACTGGCCCGCCAGGACTTCAAGCACTCGGTGTCGGCTGCGACCACGGCTGCCATCACCCTGAGCGGACTGCAGACGATCGACGGGGTGGCCCTGACCGCTGGGGCGCGAGTTCTGGTCAAGAATCAGGCCGCTGCGAAGGATAACGGTCTGTACACCGTGGTCGCCGGTGGCGCCTGGACGCGCTGCACCGATGCCGACTCCGCCGCGAAGGTCACGCCCGGCCTGCTGGTGTTGGTGGAGCGTGGCACGGTCAATGCCGACAGCGCCTGGCAGTTGGTCACGGATGCCCCGATCACCCTGGGCGTTACGGGCCTGGCCTTTGAAATGGCTTTCGGCCGAACCGGGGTAGCGGCTGGCACTTATCGCAGCGTGCAAGTGGACGCTTACGGCCGCGTGCTCGCGGGTACCAACCCTACGACAGTCGCCGGCTACGGGCTCACCGACGTATACACCAGGACCCAGGTCGACTCGGCGCTGGCCGCTAAGGCGCCGTTGGCAAGCCCGGCCCTGACCGGCATCCCGACGGCCCCGACCCCGCCCAAGGGCACGAACACAATCCAGCTGGCGACCACCGAGTTCGTGCTGTCCGAGGTCCTGGGGCTGGTCGACTCGGCGCCGGGGGCGCTCGACACGCTGAAAGAGTTGGCGGCGGCTCTGGGCAATGACCCGAACTTTTCGACCACGGTACTCAACGAGCTTGCGAAGAAAGCGCCGTTGGCCAGCCCGGCCTTCACCGGTACGCCCACAGCGCCGGTCGTCGCCCCGTTGGATGCTAGTCAGAAAATCGCGACTACCGCGCATGTGTATGCATCTCAGCATGGCCTGATTGGTGTCGATGTAGCGGGAGCCGGTGAGTTCGTGCTGACTGATGACCAGGCGGGCAAGGGGATGATTTACCTGACGGGCGCCCTGACCGGCGACCGCACGATCATTCTGCCGCGCGGGATCAGGCGTTACACGATCCGCAATGCCACGTCGTATCCCTTCAAACTCACGGTGAAAATGAGCGTTGGGGCGGGCGTAGTAATTACTCAGGGCAGGGTTTCGAGTGTCTTTACAGACAACGCGAACACCTTGCTCGCGCAGACCGATTTTGCCGGGGCCGCACTGACCGATACGCCGACCGCGCCCACCGCGCCCGTGGGCACGAATACCGACCAAATCGGGACAACGAAGCACCTTCGCGACACGCTGACCGCGCATGGCTTGGGGGTTTCCAAAGTCCTCAAGGGGGATATTGATGCGATAGGGGCGCCAAGTGGCCTCTATTCGTTCAGCGCCGGGTCAACGGGGTTTGCCGAGTATTCGTCGCTGATCAAGCTGCCGTATGTCGACGACCGCTACAGCGCTCAGATCGGCCTTGTGCTCAGTGGCACCGAGCCGAAACTGGCGTTTCGCACTTGCGCTCAGCCCAACGTGTGGGGGCCTACCCGTTACGCCTGGCATGACGGCAACTTTGATCCGTCGACCAAGGCTGACAAGGCCAATACCTATACGCGGGTGGAGACTGATGCCTCGGTACGCGCCACGCTGAACATGTTCGGCCTGGGCGCTACAAATACTGGCTCAGTCAGTTCCGCCGCCCAGCTGCCGGGGCTGGCTTCAGGGCACTATTACTACGCCGCCGACTTCTCGCCGTATGGCTCCTATGCGTTCGTGCAGCGCACAACCTACGCGAGCAACCGTGGGTTCGAAGTCGCGAACATTCCGTACACCGATCGCTTTATGGGGCGCAGCAGCAACAGCGATGGTACATGGCGGGCGCCGGTTGAATTCGCGACTGCGCAGGCGTTGCAGGCCGGCCTTGAAGGCATTTTGGCCGGGCTGTCGATCAACAAGGCGCCGAACGGTTACATCAAGCTCCCGGCCTCGATGGGCGGGCTGATCTTGCAATGGGGCAACGTCGCGCCTGTGCCTGCGGCTGGTACCACGGTCACATTCCCGATGGCGTTCCCCAACACTGTGCTTGGGGTTTACCCCAGCATCATTACCCCGACGCCAGATGACTACGAAATCATGACCTCAAATGTGGGGCTGCAGACTTTCGTACTCCGTTCTTACGCAGTCCAAATCCCCAATGCGTACTGGTTTGCACTCGGCTACTGACCTGGAGTTGATATGAAGAAGTTCTATAGCCGCAGTACCGGCGGCTTTTACAGTGAAGACGTGCACGGGCCGCGCCTGCTCGAGGGTGAGGGTGGCGAGCTGGTCGACAACCCCCAGTGCGGCATGCCGGCGGACGTGGTCGAGATTAGCGACGAAGCACACGCCGAGCTGCTCGCGGGGCAGAGCGGAGGCAAACGGATCACCGCGAACGAAGACGGCTACCCAGTGCTCGCTGATCCACCACCACCAACGTCTGCAGAGGTGGCCGCCGGCGAGCGGCAGTGGCGCGACAGGGAGTTGCAGGCGGCTATCTGGCTGCGTGAGCGGCATCGCGACCAGCAAGAAATCGGCACTGGTACGTCGCTGACGGCGGAGCAGTTCAAGGCGTTGCTGGTGTACATGCAGGCCCTGCGCGACTGGCCCCAGTCGGAACTGTTCCCCGAGGCGCAGCACCGGCCCGTCGCGCCGCCGTGGATCGCTGAACAAACCCAATAAAGCCCCGCACTGACGGGGCTTTTCTTTGTGCGCGGTTCGGCGCTTGCCGGCGGCACTTTTCCAGGCCTCGCGCGTGCGGGGCCCTTTCGTATCTGGAGACTTGCATGAGTGGCTTTTTCCACGGCGTTACCGTAACGAACGTCGACACCGGCGCGCGTACCATCGCGCTGCCATCGTCCTCGATCATCGGCCTGGTCGACACCTTCACCCCTGGCCCCGACGCCACGGCCAAGGCGAATGACTTGGTGATGATCACCAGTGAGCGCGAGGCGGTGGCCGCGTTTGGCCCGAATGCGGCAATCACCAAGGCCTGCCGCGCCATATACATGCGCGCCAAGGCGGTCATCGTCGCCTGCGGCGTGGCCAAGCTGGAAACGCTCCCTGAGCAAACCTCGGCAATCATCGGCGGCACCCTGGCCGACGGCCAGCGCACCGGCCTGCAGGCGCTGCTGGACGGCAAAAGCCGGTTCAACGCCCAACCGCGCCTGCTGATCGCGCCCAAGCACAGCTCGACCCAGGCCGTCGGCACCGCCCTGGTGGCCCTGGCCGACAAGCTGCGCGGTATCGCCATCCTCGACGGCCCCAACACCACCGACGAGGCGGCGCTGGCCTATGCCGGCGAGTTCGGCGCCAAGCGCGCGTTCCTGGTCGATCCCGGCGTGCAGTACTGGGACACCGACGCAAGCACGACGGTGAATGCCCCCAGCTCGGCCTGGGTCGCCGGCCTGTTCGCCTGGACCGACCGCGAGTACGGCTTCTGGGCCTCGCCGTCGAACAAAGAGTTCGTCGGCATCACCGGGACCTCGCGACCGATCGAGTTCCTCGACGGCGATGAAACTTGCCGCGCCAACCTGCTGAACAACGCCAACATCGCCACCATCATCCGAGACGACGGCTACCGCCTGTGGGGCAACCGCACGCTGTCGAGCGATCCGAAGTGGGCCTTCGTCACCCGCGTGCGAACGATGGACATCGTCATGGACGCGATCCTCTACGGCCACAAGTGGGCTGTCGACCGCTCGATCACAGCGACCTACGTCAAGGACGTCACCGAGGGTCTGCAGGCGTTCATGCGCGACCTGAAGAACCAGGGCGCAATCATCAACTTCGAGGTGTTCGCTGACCCGGAGCTGAACACTGCCAGCCAGCTGGAGCAGGGCAAGGTGTACTGGAACATCCGCTTCACCGACGTACCGCCTGCCGAAAACCCCAACTTCCGCGTCGAGGTCACCAACCAGTGGCTGACCGAAGTCCTCGACGCCAACGCATAAGGAGCGAACCCCATGGCGATGATTCCCGAAACACTGGCCAACCTGAACCTGTTCGTCGACGGCGTCAGCTTCCAGGGCGACGTGCCCAGCCTGACCCTGCCCAAGCTCACCCTGAAGATGGAAGAGCACCGCCCGGGCGGTATGGATATGCCGATCGAGATGGAGCAGGGCATGGAGAAGCAAGAGGCCGCCTTCACCACCACCGGCATTCGCCGGGAGGCGCTGAAGTTCTTCGGTCTGGCTGATGGCACCGCCTTCAACGGTACGTTCCGCGGCGCCTTCAAGGGCTTCAAGGGCAAGATCACCCCGGTGATCGTCACCCTGCGCGGCGCGCTGAAGGAGGTCGACATGGGCGACTGGAAGGCGGGCGACAAGGCCGAGATCAAGCACAACGTCGCGGTGACCTACTACAAGCTCGAGGTCGACGGGCGCCTGATCTACGAGATCGACGCCCTGGGCATGAAGCGCGTGATCGACGGCGTCGACCAGCTCGCCCAGCAACGCCAGGCCCTGGGCCTGTAACTTCCTCACAGACAAGGACAACACCCCATGAGCAAGAAAATCCCCGCTTACCTGCAGATTGATGCCGACCGCGTCATCGTCACCTTGAGCAAGCCCGCCGAGTGTAATGGCGTGCAGGTGGACAAGCTGAGCCTTCGGGCGCCGACGGTGCGTGACATCCGTGCTGCGCAGCAGCTCACCAATGGTGATGACGAGCAACGTGAACTGAACCTGTTCGCTTCGCTCGCTGAGGTCGGTTTGAAGGACCTCGAAGGCCTGACCCTGAAGGACTACGCCCGCCTGCAGGCCGGCTATTTTCGCTTGGTGCAAGACGACGAACTTTGACCCGCGATCCCAGAAGCAGCTGGCCAAGCGGCTGGCGAAGGAACTGGGTTTCTCGGCGATCGAGATCTCGGCGATGTCGTGGATGGACATCGTCTGGTGGCTCACGGATTGAGCCTGCAGGAGGGTAGCGCATGGCAAAGCTGGCGATCGCGCTGGAAATCGGTGGGGCCGTTGCTGCATCGCTTGGTTCGGCATTCGGCACTGCCAAGGGTCATATCAAAAAGCTCGAGGAGAGCGGCAGCCGCGCGAAGGTGTTGAAGAACACCATCGGCGAGACGATCAAGCTCCGAGAGGAATGGAAGAAAGCGCACGACAGTGGCTCGGCGGCGGCCTCTGGGCTGCTGCGGCGCCTGGATGGCAATCTCGCTGCGCTGAAGAAACAGGGCGTCGAGGTCGGCCGGCTGTCCAGGGAGTACCAGCGACTTGGGCGTGAAGCGAAAGCTGCAGATCTGCAGCAGAAAGGCCGGCAGCAGATCGATGCAGGTAAGTCGTCGCTCAAGTCCAACATCGGTGCCACCGTGGTCGGTGCGGGTCTGGCTGCGATCCCGACGAAGATCAGTGCGGACTATCAAGCGATCATCCGTGACATCGCGATCAAGTCGGACATCGTCAACAAGCCGCAAGAGGCCCAGCTCAGTCGGGCGGTAATCGATACCGCGCGTGATACCGGGATGTCGCGTAACGACGTGGCGGACCTGATCAACCAGCTGGTCGGCGCCGGTATGGAGGTGGACAAGGCCATGGCCTATGCGCCGACGGCGGCGAAATTCGCCGTGGGCCAAGGCTCCTCGGGCGTCGACACGGCGGCGATGATCCAAGCGCTGCAGCAGAACGCTAAGATCACCGATCCCAAGGTCATGCAGCAGGCGTTGGAGGCCATCGCGTACCAAGGCCAAGCGGGCAGCTTCGAAGCGTCCGATATGGCCAGGTGGTTCCCGCAGTTGCTGGCCGGCATGGAGAAGAATGGTGTCACCGGGTTGGATGCGGTGACGTCGCTGGGCTCGATGCTCCAAGTCCAGATGAAGACCGCTGGTAGTGCAGACGAGGCAGCGAACAACTTCAAGAACTGGATTGAGAAGATCGGCGCCGGTGATATCCAGAAGAACTATGCAAAGGCCGGGATCGACTACCAGAAGTCGCTGAACACCGGCCTCCAAAAGGGCATGAACGTCATTGAAGCGTCCATGGGCCTGGCCATGCAGTACGTCGAGAAGACCGACCCGAAGAAGGCTCAGGCGATGAAGGACGCTCAGGCCAACATTGATAAGGAGGCTAACCCGGAGAAGGTCAAGGCGTCGCTCGAGGCGCTTGAAAGAAGCCTGCGCACCGGTGATGTGTTCGCCGACATGCAGGTTAAGGCGGCGCTCACGGCCTACGCGCAGAACCGGGGGCTGTACAACACCCTCAAGGCCGATTCGGCTGATGCGAAAAAAGTAGGGGGCATCCTCGACAAGAACCTGGCCGAGCGTCGAGAAACGTCCAAGCAGCAGTGGAGCGAGTTGGGCCAGGCCGTGGATGACTCGATGCGCAGCATTGGCGATGCGATCCGCCCGGCCACTGACCTGCTGGCCACAGGGCTGACCAAGGTCGCTCATGGCATCACCTATCTGTCGGACAAGCTGCCTGGGTTGGTAATGGGCATTTCGGGCGTTGCTGCGGCGGTGATGGCCTTCCTCACGGCACGCAGCGCGATCAAGGTTGGGCGCGGGGTGTTCAACCTCGCACGGGGCCGCAGGATGGGGCGTGGCGCCGGTGGTGCGGGAGAGCTGCCGGAGACCGGCAATCCGGTGGTCGATGCAGGCCTTGGCGCGTTAGGCAAGGTGTTTGGCGCGGGTGCTGCGAACGATGATCGTGGTGGCCTCGCGAGCGAGCCGCAGCGTGTGTTTGTCGTCAACGCCAAGGACCTCGGCGGGTTTGGCTCATCGGCCGACGCTGGTGAACCAGGTGGTCGACGGCGCCGCCGGCAGCGCAGGGGCCGGGGTGGGCCTGCGCCGCGTCGATCTGCTCCTACGGGGGCTGTCGGGCGAGTCGCTCGAGCAGGTGCAGCGACAGGGGTGGCGGCCGCAGGTGCTGCGACGGCTGTTGCCGAGGTCGGCCGGATAGGCCGGATGATGGGCGCGGTCGGCAAGGTGTCGAAGGTGGTCGGCAGGCTCCCGGGCGGGAAGGTGCTCGATGCGGGCATGACCGTGGTCGAGACTGTCATGAACGCGAAAACGCAGGACGAGAAGGCCGAGGGCTACGGCAGTGCGGCGGGCGGGTTGGCCGGCGCGCTGGCGGGCGGTGCTGCAGGTGCGGCGCTCGGTTCGGTTGTACCGGTCTTGGGTACGGCGATTGGTGGTGCCATCGGTGCTGCGATCGGCGGCCTCGGTGGTGAGGGTCTGGGCGGCTGGCTGGGCAAGAAGCTGTTCGGCGAGGACGAGCAGGTGGCGAAGGCCGACAAGGACAAAGCCGCGCCAGGTAATGTCGCGCGATCCATCGCCGCCGCAGCGCCCGCTCCCACGGCGCCCGTCGTGGCCCAGGCGCTCGAGCAGGCCAAGCCCAAGGCGGACCCGCCCAAGGTCGACCAGCAGTTCTCCTACATGCCCAACATGCCGATCACGGTGCAGGGTGACGTCAAGGATCCGCAGCAGGTGTTCCGCTCGCTCGAGGGGATGATCCGCAACAGCTGGGAAACCTGGTCACGGGAAAGCCTGGCTCGTCAGGCCGCTGGTCAGCTCTTCGATCAACCTCACGTTTAGGGAGGTGCCATGGCCTACATGGCGTCCATGCAGTCGACGCTGTCGTCGTTGATTGCGGCGGGGGAGGCTGGCCGTACCAGTCTCGATGGGATGCTCGGCCCGCTGACCGGTGCTGTCGGTGACATGACCGGCGCCGCTTCGGAGCTGGAGAGCCTGCCAGTCCTTGGCCCGGCCCTCGGCCTGAAGCTGCAGCGCACCATGCGAGCTATCAGCGCTGCCCAGTCCACGGTGGGGCAGGTGGCATCAACCTACAGCCAGGTGGTCAGCGGAGCGGCAGCGGTGCAGGACCGCCTCGGCTCGCTGAAGGAACAGGCCGGCAGGGCCTCGGCGGCGATCCGCCGCATTGCTGGGCAGGCAAGCCCTACGCTGGCCAACATCCTGCCGACCAGTGCGCTTGCGCCGCTGGCCACACCGGCCGCCGATGCAATTAAGCCTTTCCCGCATCTGCTAATCCTGCAGCCGCTCGATGCCAAGCTGCAGCCGTACTACTTCAACCTCGATACAGCGGCCTTCGACGAGCTGCGCCGGCAGACCTCGGCGCGCTGGGCCGGCCAGGAGCGCCTGACGCGAACCATTGCGCAGCAAGCGGTCGGGCAGGGCGAGGACAAGATCACGCTCAAGGGGGTGATCTTCACCAGCAGGGGCGGGATCAAGCAGTTGGATGCGCTGCGCACCATTGTTCGTCGGCTGCAGCCGGTCAGCCTGGTGACCGGTTACGGCGACGTGCTGGGCACCTGGTGCTTGACCAGCCTGGACGAAGAACAGGGCGCGCTGCTGGCCGGCGGCATTCCGCGCAAGCAGCGTTTCTCACTGGAGTTCGTGAGTTATGGCAATGACATGCAGAACGTCTGACGGGGATCTGCTCGACACGCTGTGCTACCAGCATTACGGGCACCTCAACGGCACCGTCGAGCTGGTGCTGCAGGAGAACCCTGGGTTGGCGGATGAGCCGCAGCCCTACCGCGCCGGGGTGATCATCGTGCTGCCCGAACTGGCAGTGCCGTCGATCGAGACAATCGAGCTGTGGGGATGACCCACCGCCACACACCGAGCCCCGCCCAGTGCGGGGCTCTTTCATTCTGGAGGGGCTATGCAACCCACTTTCCGCATCGTCGCTGATGGCAGGGACATCACAACGCTGATCAACGACCGACTGATCCTGCTTAGAACCACCGACAAGCCCGGCATGGACTCCGACGAGTTCGAGCTGCGGATCGATGACCGCGACGCAGCGGTGGCTTTGCCTGCTCGAGGTGCGCGGATCGAGGTTCACCTGGGCTACGTTGGCCAGCCGTTGGCTCGCTTGGGCCGATACACCGTCGACGAGATCGAGGTCTCGGCGCCGCCCCGCACCATGGTGATCCGTGGCAAGGCCAGCGACATGCGCGGCACCGGCAAGACCACACGCAGTGGCAGTTGGGAGGGCGTGCCTCTGTCGCAGATCGTCCGCGATATCGCCGCCCGCAATGGCTGGACTCCGGTCTGTCCGGTGCAAACCAAGGTCGATCGCGTCGACCAGCGCAACGAATCCGACTTCAACTTCATCACCCGCCTGGCCAAGCAGTACGACTGCACGGCGAAGGTGGCCGACGGCAAGCTGCTGGTCATGCCTCGCGAAGCCAGCCTGAGTGCCAGCGGCAAGGCCTTTGGCACGGTCACGATCGCCCCGGCGGACGTGAGCCGGTGGCAGTTCCGACTCGGCGATCGCAGCGCGCAGGCAGCCGTGAAGACCACGCACCAGGACAAGAGGACTGGAGAACTGGCCGTCATCGAGCTGAGCAACGACGACGCTCCCTCCGGCCTGCCGGGCGTGCACACCGATCGCCACATCTATCCGAACAAGTCGGCAGCCCAGCAGGCGGCCAAAGCCAAGCTCGCGGCATTCAACCGCAGCACGGCGAGTGTGCGCCTGCAGATGGCCGGTCGAACCGATCTGTTCGCTGAGCGGGTGATCAACGCCCAGGGCTTCAAGGATGGGCTGGATGGACAGTACCTGGTCGACAGCGTCGAGCAGACGTTCGATGCCTCTGGCTGGTCAACTGCGGTGGAGTGCAACGGCGGGAAGAAGGGCAAGGCCAAGGCCAAAGGCAAGGGCAAGAAATCGAAATCCGATAAGCCACTGAAGGTGGTCGCGGTGAACCCGGCCTGAGCGGCCACAACAGGAGAATCAAGATGACCGTCACACTCAAGCAGCTGCAGCAAATCCTTCCCAACGCCGGCACCCAAGCCGGCGTTTTTCTTCCTGTCTTGAACGCGTCGATGGTGAAGTGGGGGATTGTCACTCCCTTTCGCAAGCGTGCTTGGCTTGCCCAGGTCGGCCATGAGTCTGGCCAGCTGCGCTACGTCCGCGAGCTGGGCGGCTACCAGTACCTGAGCAAGTACGACACCGGCAAGCTCGCTGCGCGCCTCGGCAACACGCCCGAGGCCGACGGCGACGGCCAGAAGTACTGTGGCCGTGGCCTGATTCAGGTCACCGGGCACGACAACTACAAGCGCTGTGGCGAGGCGCTGGGCCTGGACCTGCTGGCCCACCCCGAACTCCTCGAGCGGCCTGAGCATGCCGCTGACTCGGCGGGGTGGTTCTGGCATCAGGCGGGCCTTAACTCGCTGGCCGACAAGGGGCCGTCGGCGTTCGAAGCCATCACGCGCCGCATCAACGGTGGCCTGAATGGCCAGGAGGATCGCTTGGCGATCTACAGGCGTGCCGAGCAGGTGCTGATCTGATGGGCCTCGAATCGCGGCTAGCCCTGCTGGCTCTGGTATTCGGGGCGGTGGTCGGCGCGCGGCTTACCTGGTTGTGGCAGGCCAACGAGCTGGCCACGCAGGCGGCGGGCTATGAGCAGCAGCTTGCGACAAAGGATCTGGACCATAGCCGGGAGCGGGAGGGTGCTGCGGTGGCGGTGCTCGGTCAGCTCGAACAGCAGCAGGCAGCCAGGCGCGAGTTGGAAGATCGCCTGCAGGCACAGGACCAAACCCACTGGAAGGAGATGAACGATGCTCAACAAGCTCAGGCTCGCCTGCGCGACCGGCTTGCTACTGCTGATCTGCGGCTGTCAGTCCTGGTCGACGCCGGATCCGTTGCCGCCCAGGGTTGTGGCGGTGGCGTGCGAGCGCCCGCCGGCACCGGAGGTGTGGTGGATGGAGCCCTACGCGCCCAACTTGACCCAGCGCATGCTCGACGAATTGTCGCCATCACCGACGAAGGCGATCGAGGATTGATTGCGCTGAAGGCCTGTCAGGCCTACGTGCGCGAAGTTTCGAAGTAGTAAAGAGGCGAGCCGGGTGGATGCGTCAACATCCAGCCCGGCCCGCCGAACCCGCAGACCCTTCCTGCAAGTCCAGCCGTGGCCCCTGCCTTGTGCACAAAGCGCGGCGAGCCTAACACCTGTTTATCCATACAGTAAAGACTTGCAATCAATGACCTCTCCAATCATTCCCTGGATGGGCGGCAAACGCCGCCTGGCCGATCGCTTGATCCCACTCTTTCCCCCTCATGAATGCTATGTCGAAGTCTTCGCCGGCGGGGCCGCGTTGTACTTCATGCGCCCCCAGGCTGCCCCGGTCGAGGTGCTCAACGACCTAAACGGCGACCTGGTGACGCTCTACCGGGTGGTGCAGAACCACCTCGAGGAGTTCGTCCGCCAGTTCAAATGGGCACTCAGCTCCCGGCAGATCTTCGAGTGGCAGAAGATGACGCGCCCCGAGACGCTGACCGACATCCAGCGTGCCGCCCGGTTCTTCTACCTACAGCAGCACGCCTTCGGCGGCAAGGTCACCGGGCAGACGTTCGGTACCGCCACCACTGGGCCGGCCATCAACCTGCTGCGCATCGAGGAGAACCTCTCGGCCGCATGGCAGCGCCTGGCCGGCACCTACGTCGAGAACCTCTCGTGGCTCGACTGCGCCGAGCGCTACGATCGAGCGCACACGTTCTTCTACATGGACCCGCCTTACTGGCAGACCGCCGGCTACGGCGTCGACTTCCCGTTCGAGGAGTACGAGCGGATGGCCGACTTCATGCGGCGCTGCAAGGGCAGGGTGATGGTCAGCATCAACGATCACCCGGACATCCGGCGAGCTTTCGAAGGCTTCCACTTCGAATATCTAGATATCCGCTACAGCAACACCAACCAGAGGCAGGGCAAGGCCGAGGTGACTGGCGAGCTGGTGATCATGAATTGGCGGCCTTCAGTACTGGAGCAACTTTTCTAGTTGTAGTAGGTGAATCCATCGCACAACTTCAATGCAGAGAATAAGAAACAAATTGAAGGTCGACATACTTTCTCCAAGATGAGCTCAAGCGCTCAGCGGTTGTGTGAGTTGGCTTTTTTTCTACATTGGTGGTGAATTTAATATGAGTTTTTAAAATCTTGTCAACAGTTCTTTTTGTGGCCTGCATTCGGGGGCTTGGGGTGGCCCCTAGCCCAAGGGTTGCGTACGTTTTAGCGTTTTAGCGTTTTAGCGTTTTAGCGTTTTAGCGATTTAGCGATTTAGCGCAAAAGCGTTTTTGTTCATTTGAACATTGGTAGATATGTAGATTTCTACATTTGAAGATTTGAAGATTTCTTTAGCTAAACACTTCGCTAGAAGGTATGAGGGTTCATGATTTTTAGCCGCTAAAATTGCTTGCCCGAATACTAGCTGCGGCTTTTTAAAACCGTAGGTAGTATCAATTCAGGTCCTTGGCTACGGACATTGCCCACCTCCTTACGAACTGCATGCCACTTGAAATCACTGGCGGCTCGGCAACCGGTTCGCACTATCTCTTCTGCCTGCTCAATCGAGGTGTCTGACGAGATCCACTCACAGGCAACCTCGGGCGTGAGCACAAGCGGTTTGCGGTCGTGTATATCAACGAGGCCTTGGTCAGCTGCTGCGGTGATGATCACGAAACCGTCGCGCTCATCTGGCTCGATGCTGGCGTGGACTTCAGCCAGCGCCGCGAAGAACAGCGGGGCCTCGTCTGCGGCCTGGATATAGTAAGGCTGCTTACGCTTTGGGTCCGCAGGATCGGATATCCACTCGAACCAGCCATTCGCCGGCGCTAAGGCTCGGCCATTTGGCCAAAGCGACTTGAAGAACTTCCCCGTCATCACCGTCTCGGCCCGCGCATTGATGGGGTCGGGCCGCTTCCCCTTCGCCCAGAATGGCGACCATCCCCACTTCACTCGATCGACGCTCAACCCTCCAGGCACTGGCCTTATCAGCTCTACACGGGTAGAGGGCGCCACGTTGTACCGGTTGATCCGCTCATGGTCGTACCCATTGATGACCACCAGATCGAGGGCCAGCTGCCTCAGGTAGTCGTCCATGCTCTCGTAGATCGAGTACCTCCCGCACATACCCACCTCGCTCGTTTGTCGGCTGCCTCGCGTCCGCGCATTGACGTAAGAACGGTCTGACAGTTTACTGTATGAATATACAGCTATTCATTTGAGTTGATCTGCCATGACCATCACCTTCCTGGGCGCGCCGACGGGCGGCCCTGCGCTGCTGCCGCTGTATTCGTTCCGTGTGCCGGCCGGATTCCCTTCGCCAGCGGCGGATCACCTGGAGCGCCATATCTCCCTCGATGAGCTGTTCGACCTGCGTGCCCCGCACGTGTACCTGGTGCAGGTGGAGGGCGACAGCATGCAGGGCGCCGGGATCTTCTCGGGCGACCTTCTTATCGTAGACCGCAGCAAGGAGGCCGAGCACGGCGACATCGTGATCGCCGCGATCAACGCCGAGCCCGTCTGCAAACGCCTTTATCGTCGCGACGGCGTGCTGGTCCTGCAATCGGAGAATCCAGCCTACCCCCCGCGCCACGTCATGGAAGGCGACGACCTGGTCCTCTGGGGTGTGGTTCGCTACAGCGTGCGCGACCATGCCCAGTGACCAGGTGTTCGCGCTGATCGACTGCAACTCGTTCTACGCGAGCTGCGAGCGCGTGTTCCGGCCGGATCTGGCCAAGACGCCCATCGTGGTGCTGAGTAACAACGACGGCTGTGTGATTGCCAGGTCATACGACGCCAAGCCCTACGTGAAGATGGGCGAGCCCTATTTCCAGGCCAAGGAGAAGCTGCGGCGGCATGGCATCGTGGCGTTCTCGTCCAACTATGCGCTGTATGGCGACATGAGCGAGCGGGTCATGTCGCTGATCGAGGCGATGGTGCCAGCCAGCGAGGTGTATTCGATCGACGAGTGTTTCGCCGACCTGACGGGCGTGCAGGGGAGCCTGACCCAGTTCGGCCGGGAGGTGCGTGCCAAGATACTGCGCTGTACCGGCATCCCCGTCGGTGTGGGCATCGCCCGCACCAAGACCCTGGCAAAGCTCGCCAACCACACTGCCAAGCGCCTGCAGGCGCATACGGGCGGGGTGGTCGATATCACTGATGACTTCAAGCGCGACTGGGTACTGCGCAACACCGAGGTGAAAGAGGTGTGGGGCATCGGCCGGCGAATGACGGCGCACCTCGAGGCGATGGGCATCCGCATGGCCATGGACCTGGCGAAGGCCGACCCTCGAATGCTGCGCGACAAATTCAGCGTGGTGGTGGAGAAGACCGCGCGCGAGCTCGCCGGCACGCCCTGTCTCGAGCTGGATGAGGCTGACCCGCCGAAGCAGGAGATCTGCTGCAGTCGGATGTTTGGCAAGCGGCTGACGGAGCTGGCACCGATCAAACAGGCGGTGGCCACCTACACGGCGCGAGCGGCGGAGAAGCTGCGCGCTCAGGGATCGGTATGCAAGCGCATGCGGGTCAGCATCCGTACTGGGATGTTCAATCCGGACGAAGCTAAGTATGCCAAGGGCGCCTTGGTCGAGCTGCCATACCCAACCAACGATACGCTGCTGCTCACCAGGGCGGCCACTGAAGCGGCGGCGCAGGTCTACCGCTCGGGTCTCCGCTATAGCAAGGCCGAGGTTCTGCTGATGGATCTGCGGCAGCCAGGGGAGTTCAGCGATGATCTGTTCGCAATGACGCAGCCGGTGGCTTGCGATCGACTGATGTCGATGCTGGACGAAATCAACGGCAAGTACGGCCGAGGGACGATGCGCACGGCCAGCGTCCCCGACACCCCAGACTGGGGGATGCAGCGCGAGATGATGAGTCGTTCGTACACAACGCGGATCGATCAGCTATGGCGAGTCCGGTAGAAGGGCAGTCCAGATCAAGGGGCAAACTGAGCGCCATTCCATGGCCCCTCATATGCCCTTTGGGATCTTCACCAGCAGGTA